ACCTCAAGCGCCTCAGTGTCTGTCACGTTATCCTCTTGGGGCGCGATCATGTCTCTGATGGCATTTTGTGCTGTGTTCAGATCAGTCCCTAACGGGTTGTTGGCTTCTGACATTGCTATAGCTCCATATTATGCGGCTATTTCTACTTTTTTTCAATAGTCGCATTATCTTCCATTGCACGCAGCTTCTGGCGAAACGCCTGTACACCGCGCAGTTTCATGTAGATGTCCTCTCGGGCATCTCTATCGCCGGTGCTCGTCGACTTGAACTCCTCCCAGCAATCCTGCTCCGTCTCATCCAGAAAACGTATGAGATCGGTGTCACGTAAGAGACGGGCAGCCTCCTGCCCGTCGTCTATGATTTGCTGCTTAGTCTTCACCATCTATTCCACTCTTTATGACGTCGGCTTGCGCCTTCATCACCTCCCGATTAATTGCCAACTCAGAGCGGATCTGCTCCACGTTGAGTTGCGTGCCATACTTGGCCTTCATTTCTTCTGCCTTCACGAACAACTCCGCATCCAGCTCGTCACGCTTGCGATCGTCTTCCATGATCATCTTCTCGCGTCCAAGTTGCAGCTCTGCCGCCTTCTTTTGGATGTCTGCTTGGATCTGCTGAATTTGCACCGCGATCAACTGCTCGTTGATATCCGGTTTATCCTCCTGCGGTGGCGCTTGGAACTGTGCAGGATCTGACCAGAATTGCGATGCATCCTTGAAGCCCGCAAGCTCCGTCATAGACTTCAATGTGTTGGCTAGCTTACTCATGTCTGTCAGCGGATTAACTGGGCCCATCTGCATGATGGCCTCTTTCTGCATGTCGCTAATTTGGCGCATCATCATCATGCGCTCACTATCTGAGCCGCGACCAAGTGCGACGTTAATCGTAACGTCCATGTTAGCATTCCAGACGCGTGGGTCAATCGGCACAAACTCGTTTGTCAGGCGTACCATGCGCGCACGGTCTTGATGCGTTGTCAAAAGGTGCAGCACAATCTTGTAGAGCTGCTTCATTCCGGTTTCAGCAAAGATACGCGCAATCAGCTCAATGTGCTGCTGTGCGGCGCTGACAGTCGCCTGAACGGCTGAAGCGGTAGATGATTGCAATGCACCCGCATCCAAGCCTGCAGACGCCTTTGAGATGCCTGTACGGGCCTCTTTGATCTCGTCCATGTACTGCAAAACCGGAAACGCCTGTTGACCAACAAATGGCATTGCAAGTGGCTGCACTTGACCGGCGGAACGCTGGCGGATAATGGCGCCCGTCTCAGTTGAGAGGACGTCCTCGATATTAACCATGCCCTCGGTGATCGCCATGCGTGGGTGAATAGACATCGCCAAGCTGTCGAGCGTATTACGCATGATGGACGACTTAATGCGCTGGATGTCCATGACGGTGTCAGCGATTGACATGCCGAAAAAGTCGTGCGCCTCTGGGTCTGGGCAGAACACGGCAAACGGCACCATCGCGCATGGCTCGTTCGCTAGGATCGTGTTTCCGTCGCCGGCGGTGCACACTTTGCGCAGTTCCGCGATGCCGTCGCCGTCGTAGTCCACCTTGATGTAGTTTTCGACGTAAAGCACTTTCTTCATCGCCGGATCGTAGCGCTCGTTCATTTCGTTGGTGAGCGCCTTGTTACGTGTGTAACGCTCGACGTTTGTCTCCATCTCGTCATACGCGGACGCGAGGGAAGACACTTCGTCATAATCGTAGCCCATTGCCACGAGTTCAGACACGGTTACGACGCGTCTATGTGCAACGTAGTCGCTGTCCTCAAGTGACTTTGCCTCGCGTGAAATCAGGAACTCTTCTGGCGGCACGGCCTCTAAACGAACACGTCCATCTGGGTGCACGTAAGTTATGCGCACGGCGTGCACTGATGGAGGCGGTACGATTTCGCCAGTCATTGGGTCAATCTGAGGCTCGCCAACCATCTCGGATGCGACGATTTCAACTTCCGCGTCGGGATCCGCCATCAATGCGGCAAGCGCGTTATCGTCCAAGCCAGTTAAGTCATGCGTCTCAAAGCGTGTCTGGTCATCCCAGTAGCACTTCAGTATGCCAGCCTTGCGAATTAACGCGTCCTTGAACGCGGCGTGCATGTGCAGGAAGCCGTTGTTATCACGATTGATGATGTAGTTTGCGTATTCCGTCGCCTGCTTTGCCGCGTCAACATCTTCTGGGCCTTGCGGGACGTATTCAACTGTGCGCTCGGTGCTGTGGAATATGCGCATCAGAGACGGGATAATCGCCTGCACGGTGTCGCGCACGTCCATGCTGACAACTTGGCTGCGGCCCTCCTCCTCATTGCCAAACGGCTCGCCGCGGTAGTATTGCGTCGCCGTGGCGCGTACTGGAGAGATCCAGTTGTCGATGTAGTCGATCGCGTCCTCGATCTCCTTGCCGACAATGCCCTGCAGCTCGGCGTCGTCCATCTGGTCAGGGTTTAGCTCGGCTTCGATCTGCGCCGCGAGTTCGTTGATTTCGTAGTCCATCACTTAGACCCTTTTTGCTCTTGCTCTGCTTTTTTCTTTAGCGCAGCCGCAACTCTTGACGGAAAGTCTCTTATTATAGTCATCTGTTTTTATACCCTAATCTCTCGACTTCACGCAAAAGGTCATTTTGCGCGCTCATATAATCAGTTCGACGTCCACCGAATTGATTTGCAAACGGGCCATGGTAATCCGGATCTCTTACCATAAACACGACGTCCGGCTTGCCTTCATTAAACTTCTTGTTTGCTGTCATAAAGGCATCGACAGCCTCATCACCAATTTCTGATCTAAACAAGTCTTCATCAAACGATGTTCTTGAAACAGGACGGAAACCGTTTTGCGCGTAAAGTTTCGTTAATTCAGTGTCAAATGCGTTCAAGAAAACGCCATTTTCCTTGTCATAGTTTAAGGCCTTGCCTGCAAAGCCTTTGATCTTCGAATTTTTATTTTTAACAAGAGATGTTAGCTCCCCCTCTGGAGTTATGGCAAAACCACCATCGCCATATGGAGAAGCTATCATCGCTTTATTTTTGTATCCTTCCGGAGGGTAAACGTCGACCTGTAATCCTATTGGCCCCTGCGTGTCTTGGGCCTCTTTTAGCATATTACTGAAATATTCGCGAGATTGCGGGCTTTGCGTTAACTCCACAAGCTCAGGTGATTGCCGCGCAGATCTGTAAGCATTTTTTAGAACTAAACCAGAGCCAACAGCGTCCAATAAACTAAATGCGGTATTTGCAGCCGCGCTCCCATAATCACCGCGTGATACATCCTTCACGGCTTGCCCAGCAGACATCATACCAGCAGTGACCGGTGTCACATTAGCTAACCCACTAGACCCAGTGAAACGCATCAACGCGTCACCCTGCGGATACAGCCTTCCGCCAAATAAATTTTCCGCTGATGTCTGCGGAATAATTTTACTAAACAGATCCACCATGTTCTCACTAAAAGTGGTCTGACGTGGTCTTATACTTGGGCGAGGAGGCGCGATTTCTTGTCCGCCATAATACAAAGAGCCATCAGGGCCAGTGCGCCAGTTTAATCGGCGATCCATTAAGGAATATATGTCACTCATCTGGCCTCTCTTCAGTCACTCGAACTTTATACATCGGTAGAAGATCATTCTCGTCGCCCAAGGTTTCAAGAATTTCAATTTTAAAATTTGGGTTAGTCTCTAAAAGAGATTTACCAAAATCATTCATTTCGGTTTCATAAACGTGTGTGCTCATTTCTCTAATCCCTCCAAGTAATCGAGAATGCTCATAAATTGTCCCTCTGGAGGCCTCACAAACTCCGGAACAACAGGATTGAATTGCGTGTAAACATTTGGTCTAGCTTTGCGGTTTTGTAGGCCAAGATATTTTGCGACTTTTGCCATATTCATAGCTTCAGAAATAATCAAGTCAGATCGTTCCCCGTCAGGGATGTTAATTTTATTAGTTGATAAAATGTCATCAACTTTCTCAATCGCTACTGGCAAAAAGCGATCCGCATCCTGACTAATGTCATAAAAGCCCTCAACCGGCTGACGCGTCGTGTGGATCGCATCACCTAGACCGCGCTCTTTTTTATATCCCTCAGATGCCCAATAGCTTTGAGGTGGGTAAGGATCATAAAACTCTTTTGGCTCTTGACGAAATGGCGTTGTTCTCACCTTTGAACGCGCGAGTGAAGCCTCTGCCCCGCGAATATTGGGGTTGGTCAGATGCTTCATGGGATCGACGACTGGGCGCACTTCATCTGAGAAGTGTAATAAGTCAAGCAAACCACGCGCGTATTTTAACGGGTTAGCCATCAGGAACCGTCACCTTCTAGCGTTGAAAAGTAATTAAGAATATCGCTTGTCATCGGAGCCGCCGCGCCTGCACTAAAAATTGGAATGCTACCGCGAACCATCATTCTAACGACATCTTTTGGCGGCAGACCGGTGACTGCGCTGGTGCGTTCGATCGCTTCATTCACAAACTGGATCATAGGCTTTCCCTCTTTCCCAGTTCCACCGTGCCAGACTACTTCTTGAAATTTCATAGGCGTTACGCCTTTTTTGTCAGCAAGCTCCATGGCGACTTCTTCGACAGCTCCATATGTCTTTGGCGTTGGCACTTGCATATTGTATCCAATGGTCATCATCTGCTCATCCATTGTCGCACGATCGCCGGCGCCTTGGAAATTTGTAGAAAAGTTAAAACGCTTTGGATTTGTCGCAGGATTGATACCGCCTTCACCTTCAATCTTAGATGCAGCCTTTGCGTTGTTGCCTAAAAAACGTCCCCCAATCGGGTATGGGTAGTCAAATGTGTTTTCCGGCAACCCAACGCCTTGTGCTTTACGGAAGTTATCGAAGCCAGCCATCAAAAGGTTGGCCTGTGGATCTGCACCGCCAGTCCAAGCTGCCATCGGATCTGCAAACATCTCAACAAATTTTGAACGACCTAATTCTTCACCATATTCATCGATAAACTCTTTTTCGAGCTGGCCCATGTAATACCAGTCAGATGTATTCGGTCTATCACTACCTTTTTCATATGCCTCAAGAAGATTTTGCTTAGATTTAGGGTCACCATAAAATTTTCTATATTTATCTATTGTTTCTTGCTTTGCTGGCAAAACAGAAAGCGTTTGATTTGGCTGCGACGCGACCGGATACTTGTATCGGTCAACAGTGAAGCGATCGGCGATGTTAAAATACGGGTCATAGTCGCCAGCATTGATGCGACGCTGCGTGGCATCGCGTAATTTCTTTACGGCTTTAGCTTCTGGGCTTTCGCTTTTCGCTAAATACTCTTTGCCCTTTTTCTTGTCGAATTTAGTGACCGGCGGCGTCACTTCAGGATAACGCTGCCGCAAAGCGAATTTTATAATGTCATCCAGTAAATTCATCACCACTTCACCTTGTTTGCCCAGTAAGCCGCAGACATCTTGCCCTTGGCTATGTTTTTCGCATGACGCGC